GCTGGGTTGAAGCAAGAGGCGTAGTGTATGACTGGTCGCAAGGTAAGCAATTAATTATGAAAAAAGAGGAATGGTATAGAATGTATGAGATTATAGAAACGGAGATTGGTATTGGAGCAGTAGGTAGGTTCAAGGACGAAACTTTTGGATTAACAAAAAAATCATTACGAGAACTTGATAGAATGGATAGTAAATTAGCACTCGCTTGTATATTAAAAAAATAACATAAAAAATTATGTAATTATTTGTCTTTTAAATCTCGTATAATTTGTGAAATCCACTCAATAATAAAACCAACTAAAAATCCTAACATACTTGTATATATTGTATATATTTTTTTATTTTAATCCAGTAGCAACAATAATATTTTCTAACGCCGTTGCTCTGCTACAAGCGGTATAACAAAGTTTCTTATCTTCCACCATTCTATCAAAATCCCAAAGTATAACCTTACCTTTATAAGTTGCCCCTTGACTTTTATGAGCGGTTGAGGCATAGTTCGCAAGGAAGAAATTATGGAAATCCTCTGTTGCTATTTCAACATCATCACCACCCTCATCTCTGCTTAAAACTATTTTTTCTTCATCAAACCAACTTACCATAAACTCTTCACTATTTACAATTCCAAGTTCGGTTGTATTTTTCCAACACATCACAGGTAATCCAATATACAAATAAACAGGTTGTCTTCTATCTTTGGGGTCATCAACCATCGTAATAGTTTCACCAATCTTGCGTTCAATTTTTTTCGGTTCATAATCAATTAACAAATACTCATCGGTTTGACTTTTAAAGTAATTCATACAACGCTTATTAATATCCACCCTTGTTTTGTTTGTGTAGCAGATTGACTTGCTGGTATAAATATCATCACAAGAAACTTCCTGTTCTTCCAATCCTTCCCATATTTCTTCCTCATAACCCTTTTTCAAAAAGTCCCAAAGTTGCTGGTCGTATCTTTGCTTTTCGGTAAGTTCAATTTTATTATTATTACAAAGGAACTTTACGATAGGGTGATTAAATATATCGTGTTCCATAATTCGCCCTTCATCAATAGGAGGCAGTTGTCGCCAGTCGCCCAGTAATATAAATATTGATTTTGGATTAGTTTTTTTAAGGAGCATCAGGTGTTTCCATAATTCGTCGTTAATCATACCAATCTCATCAATCACAAAATATTTGTATTTCTTTAAACCATTCATCGTTTTTCTCGGTATAGTTCCAGCACTCGTAATATGGAATGTTTTATGGATTGTTGTTCCCATTATACCCCTTGACGCTTTGTTAGTAAAACTCATAGTTTTTGTATCAGCATAAGATTTGGTTTGTTTTCCATACTCATCGGTTTTTACATCATCGTCAAGTTTTAAAACCTTACTCGCAAAGGCAGATTTTGGAATAAAACTTTTTCCTGTTCCTGCTGGACCAAAAATCCCCAACCCACCATTATCAATCGCATAATTAATAATATCAACCCAATTGCTACTATTATATAATTGACGATTATGTTTCCAACTTTCAGCAAACTCTTTTATTTCTACATCTCGTTCAGTTCGCATAACGCTTTCAAAGTTAAACTTTTTAACCTCAACAGAATAATCGCCCCAGCAATTTGTAAGTTCCCTCGTAGGCAATTTTCCACCCAACGATATAATTAAATCTGTATGCCTATAAACCACTTCACCCCCAACTTTTTTTCCAAGTTCATACAATCTAATATTACTCCAATCTAATATTTGTAAATACATCGGCAAGGTATATTCATTCAAGCAAGTTCTACTTTCATAACCATACAAGAATAAGTTTTTTTCTCCTGCTTCCAAAGTTTTCAGGATAATATTATCTTTATGAAATCTTGTATAATTATTTTCTACAAACTCCTCGTGAAAGAAGTATCGCTCAAAGTCGGCATCATTATCAGGACGCTCACAAGCAAGATAGTGCCTCCATACCGCCTCCGCATCAGTATCCAATTCTGCTGTTCGGTCAATCTTATCGGTCTTACCTAAATATCCAGCAATCATATTAATCATCAACTTGCCTAATCCAGTTCCTCTTGCTTTTTCTTTACAAGCATTAATTATAGCATCAAAGTGATTTCTCGGTATAGGTTTTTCACCAACGCTTTTTACTTTATGTATGAGTTGCTTTTTTATAACAATCGGTATGTTTTCCGCAATTGCTTTTTCCAAAATCTTATTAGAATAAATATTTGTTTTATGTAGCAAGGTCAAGTCGGCAGTTTCTACAAAGTATAATCCTGTTTTTAACTCGCCATCATAATCTTCCCAAGTATCCTCCAAGTCAAACCTAATCCAATCATCATAAGGATTTTTCAAGCAAGTCGCATAACACTTATTAATATCCAACGCAATCAGTTCGCCATCAATAAGGTTTTGTTCGTATCGTTTTTTTGGAGGAAATACAACTCGGTGAGTTTTTATTATTTCTTTTGTTTCGTATAAGGTTTCACCAGTAAATATATTTTTATAGGGTTTCTTTTCAATCACAAGATACTTCATATTAATACTCATAGGCGGTAGAGTATCAAACAATTCACTTTGTTTTAAATCCCTTGTTGCCCCATAGTGAGTTCGGTATTTTACATTATTAGTTGTAAGAGTTTTATGAACCAACGGATTAACCCTTGATGCTATTTCAACCATAGGCGTTTCATCTTTATCATCATACTCTTCAACCTCTTTCCAAGTATCCATCAACAACGAATTAACAGATTGCCCTTTAAAGTCATCACCACAATATTTTAGAACTTCCTTTTCAGGTTGCTCGGTAAGATAAAGCGTATCGCCAATTTGGAAACTCATAATAGTATTCTCATCAACTCGCAAGGACTTTGGATTAGGCAAGGTATTTTTTTCTGTAATAATTTTTAAAGCGTATTCGTTTCCAGTTGGTTCATCATCAGTAGGATAAACAACCTTATAATCTTTTTCCTTACCAGCAATATCCTCAAAAGCAAAGTCATCACTTTTCCAAATCTTTCTTTCCTCATCAGGTTTATCGGCAAGTTGATTAGAGGCACAAATAGATTTTCTTTTTTCTTTTCCCTCAATTGGATAGAAGTGTTCGTTGCTTACAATATAAATCAAGGCATCTTTATTTCGGTTTTTAGAACGATAATAGTGAATAAGTTTCTCATTCTTATCAAAGGCATACATACTAACATCAAACACTTCACAAAACTTTATCAGTTGCTCGGTATTCACACCATTCTCCAAAGAGTTTGAGTAATCCTCGCAATTAAACAGAGTATCAAGGTAATTGTATGCTCCTTCTCGGTCATCAGTTTTTAATTTTTTTTTGAACCCATCTTCACCAGCGTATTTATGGAACAGATAATCAAAGACACAAGTATCCTCGTTTCTATCCCAAGTCGTATCGCCAATATAATTCAAGTCCAATTTTAAAGCACCTGCCTTTTTCATTCTCGCAACTCTCACACCTTTCGCAACCAGTTTTCCACCCACGATAGGAACTATAACAGGGTCGCCCAAAGTTGGTTCGGCAATATCTTTTATCTCGGCATTACTTTCTTCTAATCGGTTGATTTCGTCTTGCTGTGATTGCTGTATGCGTTCAAACAAACCAAACCGCCTACCTTGAACTTGAAGATTTGCTACTTTTGGAAACCACACACTCCATCGTCCTCTATCTTCCTTAAACCTAATTTTATAGGCAAAGGAGAATTGCTGGATAATGGTTTGATTATCAAAGGCATATTTTTGCTGGATATTTGCTTTAACCGCCTTGACGAAATCCTTATACACTTTGCCCTGCTTATTACTATTATCAGTAATATTAGCATAGCGTTGAGTAGTCGGTCTAACACCAAGTTGATTAGCAATAGTATTCCAGCGAGGGCGATTGATTTGAGGTTTGCTAAATCCATAAAAGGATAATTCGGTTTTCGTATTAACTCGGTTCATCTTCCTATATATATACTAAATATTTTCTTTTTAAGTTATTTTTCCTAAATATTATATATTAGATATTCTCTTAATTTCGTTTCAATTTTTTAAGAAAATCCGTTTCAATTTTTTTTTTAAATAACGCCTAAATCTTTTACCTCTCTACGATATTTTATAAAAAGCGTTTCAATTTTATAAGAAATCTAATTCTAATTCCTAAACATTCCTACACAGAAACTAAAATAACTTTGCGTGGTCTTCCTCGTTGTGCTGGTGGTGAGTTCTCACGCTTCTTCTCACGATACTTTTGATTAGCAATACGGCAACGCTCCTTAAACTTGTCGTTCCATTCTTCATCAGTTTTTTTGTTGTGATAATAATTTCGTTGGAACTCATTATACTTTTCAACATTCTTTTCACGATAGGTCATAATTGCCTTCTTAACAGCAGGGGTATAATAATTTTTGGTTTCAGGTTGCTCTTCCATCTTATATATATAATATTACAATATTTAAATCCTTTTATCTAATCTATATATATTATGGAAGAACCGCTGTTGATTGGAGATGATAGTAAATACACTATTCTGCCTGTAAAGCATCACGATATTTATGATATGTATAAAAGAGCAGTCAGCAGTTTTTGGGTGGAGGAGGAGATAGATTTAGCAAAAGATTTGAACGATTGGAATTACAAGTTAAGCGATGACGAGCGTTATTTTATCAGTATGATATTGGCGTTCTTTGCTGGGAGCGACGGACTTATCAACGAAAATCTCGGTCAAAGGTTTTACAACGAGGTTCAAAATAGTGAAGCAAGATTATTTTATGGGTTTCAAATTGCTATGGAGGGAATACATCAGGAGGTTTATGCTAAAATTATTGATACATACATACGAGATAAAAAACACAAAGAGGAATTGTTTAACGCTATGATGGTGTTTCCTTGTATCAAGAAAAAAGCGGACTGGTGTAAAAAACACATCAACTCTACTGAAAGTTTTGCGACAAGATTAGTTGCCTTTGCTTGTGTGGAAGGCATCGCTTTTTCAGGAGCGTTTTGTTCTATATTTTGGTGTAAGAAACGAGGTTTGCTACAAGGTTTATCTTTCAGTAATGAATTAATATCTCGTGATGAGGCACTACATACAGAGTTCGCAGTTTTACTTTACTCAAAATTACAAAACAAATTATCATTCAAGAAGATAAAAGAAATTATTATGGAGATGGTTGAGATTGAGTGTGAGTTTATTTGTGAGGCGTTGCCTTGTAGATTACTTGGTATGAATAGTAATAGTATGAGTGATTACATAAAGTTTGTAGCAGACAGATTATCAGTTCAATTAGGGTATGATAAAATCTACGATGTAAGAAATCCGTATGAGTGGATGCTCCTAATATCATTACAATCAAAAACTAATTTCTTTGAGAATAAGGTGAGCGAGTATGCTTTGGCGAATAGAGAAATAACTGGTGATATTTTTGAGATGGAAACAGATTTTTAACCCAACTTATTAAATCGTTCTTTTAGTATTTTATCGTTTAATCTTGTATCAATAGACCACGAGTTTAAAAAATCATCAAAGCATTCTGCGACCATATCATTATTTTTTAATTTTGTTTTAACTTGATGAGTAAAATAATAATCACAAAGAATACAATACCTACCGCAGTTTTCACTTTGTATATCTTGTATTTGTCTATTAGAAAAAGGAAAAGGAACAAAGGGTTTTAAAAAATCTCTTACTGGTTCAGGCGGACTAATTCCAAAACTATCAAAATAACAAGCACTACCACAAGGAAATATTTTCATAAATACCCAGTGTGTCCCACTACCTTTATCGTGGTCTTCCATATTAACATAGTAAGAACCTACACTACGACGCTGTGGTAATTTATCTTTGCTAAACACACCAACGATAGGCAGTTTAAGACCTTGTGCGATTTCCTCAATATCAAAATTAGTAATCATATTATATAGTATATAACTACATAATATTATTATAAGTTCAACCAACATCTACTTATTTGCTTTCGTTTGCTCTTGCTTACTAAATCATCAGGAACTATACACCCAACATCACTAATTTTCACCAGTTTATCAATTGGTATATATAAGTGTTTCTTCTTTGGATTAAAAGGCGTATATTCAGTATCAGTATAATCAATTGCTTCTCTAACAGCATCTTCACCTCCAATAGCATCATAACTCTCTTGTGTTAATTCCCACTCATACAATCCATCTAAAAATCCAAACAAGAAATAATAACGCTTATCTGTTTCATCATCACCCCACGCTTCAACTTTGTTAAATCCAATCATAGTTGTATTGTAGTAGTGATGGTCGTTATTTCTTGATTTCAATTCCACCTTTGTCTTATTATTCTCCCAGTCATAAACTTTCATAATACTCTTCATTATCGTAGTATTATTGCGTTTTACATCACCATACTTTTCAACAATAGTAGGTTCATAAAGTTCTTCATTCAGGTCGCCCATAAATACATAAGGACGATTAGCAGGTTTTACCATTCTGTGGAAATAGGAGGCAGGAGGGAGAGGGTAGGTTTTTAAAATACTTTTCATACTTTATATATATTAGATATATTAGTTCTTTAAGTATCTATTTTCCTAAATTATATATTAAATAATTAAATATTAATCTATATCGGTAAAAAATTGCCTAAAACTTGACCTATAACAGAACCAATTGGTCCGCCACCTTGCTTACCACGCTTACCAATAGGGTCGTATGATTGAATACCCTTTGTTTCTACAAAAGGGTTCATCGCAGGACTATTCATAGAAGCATAAGGACTTCCTTGCTGGATAGGCATACCACAACCACCCATAGGCATCATCATACCATAGTGTCCGCTTCCATACTTACCAGCAGGATAAATACCACCACCGCTACTTCCACCAGCAGGAAAAATAGAACCACCCTCGCTGTGAAACTCCATAACCTGCTTATAAGGAGCAGAAACATAAGGAGAACCGCCCCCCATACTCATAGGCATCTTACGCATTCTTCCACCTGAAACTCTACGCTTTGCTTCCTGACTTGCTAAATCAATTAGGGTAGGTGCTACTGCCTTACCAACTGATTTTACAACATCAAAAATACCTTCGCCTGAAACACGACGCTTTGCTTCTTTACCTGCTAAATCAATAAGGGTAGGTGCTACTGCTTTACCAACAGATTTTACAACATCAAAAAGACCCTTACCAGTCATTCTATCAATTACATCTTCACCCTGTTTAAGAGCAACTCTAATACCTTTATTTTTACTCAAAGAACCTAATACCTTTTTAGCAGTAGCAGGAAGCATAGCGAGTGCCTGTTTTGCGTCTTCCATAATCATCTCAGGTTTAATAGTAATAGCACCACCCTTTTTAAGAGTGCGTTTTTGTGCGGAAGACATAACCAAAGGCAACGCCATACCACCTAACTTACCTTTGGCGTAATCACTTGCTAAATCAATAAGGGTAGGTGCTACTGCTTTACCAACAGATTTTACAACATCAAACATACCATTACCACTAACACGGCGTTTTGCTTCCTGACTTGCTAAATCAATTAGGGTAGGGGCAACTGCCTTTCCTACGGATTTCACAACATCAAAAATACCTTCTCCTTCGTATGCTCGTCTTGCGGATTTACGCATCATACCTTTCTTTGTTCCACGACCTACCATACTTGGGGCAATACTGATGCGACTTCTTGATTGAGGCACATTCATAACTTCCATTCTTATATATAAAGGTATATATAAAAATCTAAAAAAATTATTGCTAAACACGAGATACGCTATTGTTTTCTCACACTTTTAACAAAAAGGGATTTCAAAAAAGTTCTATTTATTTAGTTGCTTGTTTTACTGAACTCTCGCACCAGTTCTCACATCAACCACAATTTGGCGTTCAAACTCAATAAAGACCATAAAGTCAATTGTCTGTGGGGAGTTGTTAATACCTGATACTTGGACTGCTTTGGCGACACCATCTTCACTTGGAATGGAGCGACCTGCGTTTCCGTAGTAGTATCTGTATAAACTTTCAAACTCACTAAATCCAATAAGACCTGACGATAGAGAAGTAGTCAAACTGCCGTTCAACTGGTTAGAAGAAACAAGTTGCTCGTAGAAGGTTTCAAAATCGTATTGAAGATTGTTAATAAATAAGTTCTTACCGCTGATTTGGATTTGGAAGTTTGTAAGAGAAATAGGGTCAGGAGTTCCACCAGTAGTAGAGAAGGGAGAAAGAAGAGTAGAAGTAGTAGTTCCAGCAAGAGGAGTAGTAGAAGCGTAAGTTGAGGCAACGCCGTTGGACGCTTTTGGAAGCAGAGGAATTACTAAAATACCACGAATATTTGGTATGCCGTTCGTCACGAGGAACGAAAAAGTTTGTCCTGATGCTACACTTGTAAAGGAGTATTGGAACAAATCGTTATACACAATTTTCTTGGTAGGTGTGAGCGACAAATAACGCTGTTCTGCGATTGGCGACATCGTATAAGCAGGGGCGTATAGGCGAACGCTCGTCACAGGTGCGGATACAGAGGAAGTGAATTGACCTGATAAGAATTGAGTTCTAACGATAGACAAACCAATCTTAACACTTTCAGGAGCAGAAGGAAGAGTGTTTGCCGTTGGAACAAGATTAGAAGCACCTTGTCCTAAATCCATAGAGGCAACCATCACAGGATTAGTTCCACCACCACCCAAAATAATAGGAGTTGAGGTTAGTGCGATACAACCAGTATTGGTTTGTTTAAGAGTAGCACCAGCAGACAAAGCGGTAGTTGAGAGAGTTCCTGCTACAACAGGGGCAACCGCACCAATCGTGAAATAAACTTGGTTAGTGTTAAGGTAGATACGCATAGTAGAACCTTTGAGAAGAGGACACTTTTGGAAAAAGTCCGCAATATCTTTAAGACGAATAACAGCGTCAAAAACAATAGAGCGAGTGGTTGATGCCTTTGCTACATAAGACATAAATATTTGGTTGAAAGCAGAGGAAGAAGCAACAGAAGTAGTTGCTGTTCCTGACGACCCACCAAGTAGAGAAACTTGATTAGAAGTTATAGAGTTTGTGAGGGTAGGAACTTCCGCAGAACCCAAGTTAGAAAGGGAATAATTTAACCACTGCTGTCTTTGGTAGAACCCTGAATTGTAAAGGGAGCGGATATTATCACTATCATCAGTAGCAGTTGTATCTAAATTAAACACAGCAGTTTGGAGTGGTGAAATACCTGTGACGACCTGTGTATTAACAAGGGCAGCGGTAGTGTTTTGTGATAGAGTTGCTGTGGAAGGAACACCAGCGACATAAACAATTGCCGTGATGTAAGTTCCTGATGGAATACCAGCACCTTCTACAAGCATACCAACTTGAAGAACACCACTCAAAGTTGTAATTGCGGTAATAGCAGTAGCAGTAATAGCACACACAAAAGAACCGCTAAACAATCCTGCCTGTGAGATAGAAACATAAGGAGCGTTTCTGTTATTACAATAACCTTGTCCTGATGTATTCATAAAGTTAAGAAGAGAGTTGGCGGTAGAGTTGTTGTTATACAACCAAGACCTTGCTGTATCAGGGCAAAAACCACAAATAGCACCCCAATTTTGAATATCATTCTGCGACCAACTTGTAAGGTTCTTAAAGGAACAGAACACATTAAGGAAAGGAGTTTGCTGGATAATACTGCCGTTATTGAACTCAACCGACATACTATGTAAAATCTGCCAAAATCCGTTTTTCATTCCCATCAAATAATCTAAACTATTACTGGCGGTAATAGCAGTAGCAGAACCCTCTGCCTGTAAGACCAAAGGCATAGCAATAAACGCCTCACTCCAATTGATATAAGAACCGCTGTTTGAGAGAGAAGTTGTGTCTAAAACAATTTGCCCTGAATAACTGCCGTTGTTATTATCATTCACATATAACCACTGCTTATCAACGAACTCGCTGGACGAAACCTCCGTGTTGATGCTTTCTTCAAAGACAAGATTATCCATTATATATATACTATACAAAATATATTTTTTGTATCGTATTGCTAAATCTTTCCTCCTAAACATCAAAGGATATATATTTTTTTGGAACTCTTGGTTGTGCGATTTTCAAATTACGCAGAATATCACTTTTTCGTTGAACCATTCCTTTTTCGTAGATTTCAGGCACTAATCCTGAACCCATCGTTCTTTTGTTATTCCTTGCTATTCTGTGAGTTTTGCTAATTCCCATACTTGTTCTTAAACCTGCTCCACTTGTAGTTGAACCTAACTTGTGAATATACATACTATATATTATATAAGATAAAATAAATTAAAGCGTCATACCTTCTAATTCTCCTTTGTCTGCGATGATTAACAATATTACTAAATTGGGGTCTTGTAGAGTAGTTGGTATATTATTTTGGTCTAAAAAGGAAACTTGGAAAGAGTTATACTGCCCTGGTTGTATATCAATAAAACTATACTGATTTGGTGCGATAGTAAATTGTGCTCCAAATACAGCATCAGGAGAAAAACTATACAATAGTGAGTTAGGAATAGCAAAATTGTTATTCAATAAATTACAGGTAATAACATAAGACGATAAAGGTGATACTTGTGGAACATTCGCAGAAGAAAAAGTTTGAATAGTAGAATAACTGGGAGATTGAGAAGCACTCATAGAATAAAAAGTTCCAGTAATAGCACCTATGGTTTGTGATACAGATACTACCCAACTATTTACTGAACCTGATACAATATAAGTTCCTTGTGTTATACCTGTTCCTGATATAACCATACCCACCACAAGAGCAGGAGAACCAGTTGTCGTTAAAGCAGTTCCAACAATAGAAGTAATAGCAAAAGTAGTTGAAGAAGGAGAGTTAGTAATAGTTGCTTGTGCGAGAGCAGTTGTAGGAGGGGTTGATGATAAACCAATTTGCCCTTGTGGATAAAACCCTGCCTCAAATCCAACGATACTTTGAAAAGTGTTTGCTAAAATCCTTACCATAGGTGTAATAATAGCAGTAGGTCTGCTCCAAGAAACAGGCGTAGTAGGTGAAGAAGTTGTGATAAGAGCACTTGTATAAGTTCCAATTGTATAAGTAGCAGTAGGGTATGTTGCTAAACTAATAGGAAAGGCACTAATATCAATTGTGTAAGTAGAGGTATTAACAACAAAAGTAAGAAAATAATAATAGTTTCCAGCAGTATCTAAAAGGTAGTGTCCTTGTTGAACCATAACAAAGTGTAAAAAATCATTCAAAGTGCTAATATCATAAAATCCATCAGGAATGGTAATCGCAATCTCTCTTCCATCAACCCAAATATAATTAAACTGGTTATTACCTTGTGCGGAGGTAATATTAAAGGTTGAATAATACATCTGTATTGACCCAAGTGCTAATTTTTGTCCTTTTTGAAACTCCACATTACCAGCAGGGAAGTTGTATTTAAAAACAGAGTTATTAGTATTAGCAACCACATTACTACTATTCACGATAAGAGTTCTCATATTATATATATTATACAATATAAAATAATTATACAGATAATTCAATCAATAAGTTCATTCCATCGTGTTTGGATATTTTACCCTGCGACATAAACTTGACTACTAATTTCCTTAATTCTTTTAACAAAGCAACACTATTATTTCCTGCTAAATATTCTCCTTTCAAAAGAGTAAATCTATCGTTGTCCTCTTTATCGTCGTTGCTAATTGTTCGCTTCAACTTCAAAGCATTCAATATACCAGCACCAGTAGCAATCTTTTCAAACAACTGGCGTTCCTCAATAGGTATTTGTTCGTAAATACGATTACTTACTTTTCCTGTATCTAATAGTTCTAAAATAAACTCCTTCATCACATCACTAATAGGTGTTGGTTTAAATTGTGGAATACGCCCTAAACTTGGGAACTTTACATTCAAAATATCACGCTCTTTAAGTTGAGGAATATTAATCACATACTTACCAAATTGCCTGTATGTAGGTTCAGGTTCATACTTAACACCTTCTCCAATTTTTTTAGTTCTAATTCTGCCGTTCTTTGCCTTCAAACCAAAACCGCTTTTCTCTGTTGAAAAGGTTTCTCTGCTTGTAGCATCACTAACCGCTCCTGATGGTGCTTGTAAAGAGTTTTCTAAAATATAATCTTTCAAATTACCCATATTCACAGCACCCCTAACATTAGAAGCATACCAATTACTAAACGCTGTATCGTTTTTACCAAACTGGACTACATCTGCCTTTGTAAGTATTTTAGGATTACCTTGTGTTCTTATAAGATAAATATTTTGTTGAGTGCCTGGTGTTCCTGATGCGGTAGGTGTTGTCGCTACTGCTAATCGTGGAACTTCTCTTGTTCCTACTACAACTTGTGCTATTATATTAATATCAGGGTCGCCTCCTGTTGGTCTTTGACTTTCAGCAATATCTCGTTTCAATTCTTCTAATCCGTCCAATTGAGCGTCGCTCACACCTGATATAGCGTCTTGAACCTGTTGAAATCCAATAATAGCATCAACCCTACCAGTATTAATATCGTCTAATATTTGTTGTATTTGTGCTCTTGTAGGCATAGTAGAGGTTAAATCTTGTAGCATCGTTAGTGTTTCAAATTGTAGTAATTCTTGGTCGGCAGATATTCGTTGAAACTCTCTTGAAGATGGTATGTTCTCCTGTAATCTATTTATTCTTTCTACAACAGGTCTAACTATATAATCAGGCAGTTGTCTAAAAGTATTTGCTAATCTCTGCTCCAAAGTAGCAAACTGCTCTCTTGTAGGTAGGATTGCCCTAATATCGTTGATATTATCAGTCAAAGTGTTGAACTTGTTAGTAATAGAAGACAAGTTCGTAGAAACTCCTTTTGATTGTTCCAGTTCTTCCTTAAACTTTCTCAAATACTCAATAAAAAAGGTTGGGGACAAAAGACCCTTCGCAAAGCGTTTGTTAATATCACGCTCTATCTGTGGGAACGCTTGGTTCATAGTAAATATCTCATCAGGGTTAAGTTCTCCAATAATAGCACTTGCCTCTCTATACTGGAATAATCGTAAAAGATTATCAAGAGCAGTCCTTTCTTGTAGTGCTTGGTCTGCTTGTAATTCAGCAGGAGATTTAAGTTGCTGTGGGGTTAGTGCTTGAACCTCACCACGCTGGAAACCTGCTCTCGCTTGTGCTACATTCGCATCGTTCGCAATAGCAATACGGAGCAACTCGTCTTGGGTCATAACCCCCTTTGAGTAGTCGCTTGGTTTTTGTAGATTTCGTATCATCAAACTACCTGTTCCGCTCATTCTGTATTATATTTTATAGTGAGAAAATAAAATAAAAAAATTGATGCGAAAAAGTCATAACAATACTTCTATTTTTCTTCTTCTTCTTCCTCAATATCATAAATATCGTTAAAACCTTTCCTAAATCTATCTCGTTGCTCTGTTTCCAAATCTATCATAAGAAAGTTCTTTTTTTCGGCAGTTGCGTCCTTATACATAGCAGTAAGCGTTTCTTTACTCATTCCCAAATCAAACTCACGACCAATCATCGTAAGGTTTTTCATACTACTAATTTGTTTTACTATCAAGTAAGTCATATTGTTTCTAATCATCTTCGGCACAGCATAATAGGATTGAGTAATATAGACCAAACTTGCGTTTTTCTTTCTTGCTCTCAAAAAGAATTGTTCCATAGGTTTTTGGTTTTTTTCACCCACTAAATCGTCCATTACTATTAAAGTTTGTTGTTCCTTGTTAAGTTTATCTAAATCAGGCAATCCATCTTTATCAATTTCCATTACCTTTAAACCTTTCTTACCAAGTTTCTCATCAATATAGTTATACAAAGGTTCATCTTTATTTTTCGTCACGATGTAGATATTTTCAAAAGTATCAGGCATATTGTATATCAACGACATAAGTGTTTGTGTTTTACCTGAACCTGACGAACCCATAATAATCATACGAAAAGGCAATTTAATATGGTGTATTTCATAGTGAGGATTATGGGTTTTTAGCAAAAACCTTTCAGGTATTTTTTTATACCAATCTACTAACTCTGCTTTCTTTTGCTGTTTTGGAGGCATAATATAATATACTGGTAGAAAATAATATACTACTATATTATATTCAAGATGGCAGAACAATCCCCTGAAAATCCAGCACCTAATCCGCTTACAGATGTTTTTAATCCTGCTGACTGGAACTTAACTGATGTAGTATCATCTGCTACAAATACACAAAACCAGCGTATTATAGGTCAAGTTATTATGGTCGCAAGAACTACACTACCTTCTTCTAATTGGTTATTTTGTGATGGAACAGCATACGATACAGCACAATACGGAGAACTATTTTCAGTAATAGGTTATACTTATGGAGGTAGTGGAGGAACTTTTAATGTGCCTAATTTTTTAGCAAAAACCCCTGTTGGAGCAGACGCTACTTCTGCTTTGGAAACTTTATACGCAAGTGTTCCTGTCGTTTCAGGTGGTAATCGTAATCAATCTAACGCACAATTAGCATCACATAATCACGCTATAACTATTGATGGTGGTAGTTTTTCTTACGCAAGTAGTTCTAATCCAAATAATAGTGATAGAGGTAATCCATCAGGTAGTTTAAGTTGTGTTGTTAATACTGGTGTTGGATTTTCCACATCAGCAATAACAGGTTCAGCAGGTAATACTGGTGGCGGTGCTGATTATTTACCTCCCTTTGTAGTAATTAATTATTGTATTAGGGCGAATTAAACCAATCCTCTCTTATATCGTTAGTTCTATTTATAGTATGACTTACCCAACCTGTAATAATATATTTATCATCACTAACAGGCATCAATCCTGAATGTGGATAATCCCAAGTAGCAGGAAAAAATATTAGTGTTCCAGCAGTAGGTTTAACAAGACCTTTATTAAAAAAACTTGTTTCTCCACCTTCTTCAATTGTATTTAAATACCAAATATAAGTAAAATCTCTAACCCAACCCTGTTTAATATATACCTGACTATCGTTATGAAAAATATACTTACCAACACCTTTTTCGTATTTCTGTATTTGAAATCCCAAATCGTTTATACCAAAGTAAGAGTAAATCATAATATCTTTGTTTAAATACCTAATATACTCGTCTAACCCTTTTGATAATTCGTTAGTCAATACTTTATCAACATCGCTCCAATTAGCAGGATTGCGTGATAGGTGAAAATCGGTTGTATCTTTTATATCCTTATTCTCTCCTCCAAAGGTTATTCCAGCGTGTCTTTTGTCTTCTTTATCAAAACGCTCTATTATCTCCTTACATAGTGGTTTAGACAAAGAGTTTTTTATGCTGTAAATATAAAAGTCATTCGTTATTGAATTATTCATCTAAACTTATTATATAATACTATAATATATAATAATATGAGTAGTTCAGTCGCACCTTTATTTCCCAAAACAAGTGTATTTATACCTGCCTACTGGGCGACAGCGAGAGCAGAAACTTTAACCCAAGAAGAAGCAGACGCACGATATTTAAGATTTCCAACAGGTCAAGGAACAGAAAGCATACCAAACCTTATTGTATCAGGAACTTCTACACTTGGGACTACATCAACAAACGCTTTATCATCAACCACTATAACCGCTACTAACCTAATTAAATCTTTTGAAGAAATAATTTGTGAGGATAGTGTTGGTAATAGTAATATAGATATAATGCCTGGTAGAATTACTGGGTTTTCTACTGGTGGTTATACTATGAACTTATCTATGGACGATGGATTTACTTATTCCTCCGCAACAAGACAGATTTATAATGACCCTGATACAGGAACTACACGATATTCACTCTTCTCTCCACCAAATCCAACTATTCCTTTCCTTACAATAGGATTAGACGCAACACCTTCCTGTATTCTACAAGCGGAGTATAGTGTAGGTGATAATGGATTATTCACTATTAGAAACTTTAATGCGGACGACCAATATTCTTATACTACTTATACAACAGGCGACGATTTGGGGACTTCGCCTATTGCTACTATTGGTGTTAATGACCCTACTGGTGGAAGCATCAGTTATATTGCTGTTGAAAATCTATCTATTAATTTTGTGGCGAATAATGCTTCCATAGCGTCTTTCAGTAGTGGTGCGTATGGTAGTGGTGCTAATAATTGTCTTTATTATAAATCTATAAGATTTGATACTGACGCTGGTGTGTTAGAGCAGAGTGTAATAAACACAACTACAACAGGACAAACTAATTTAGTTTTTAATTCTACGAATGCTTATAGAACTATTATTAATACTCCTACCGCATCAGGAAGAATATTTTTATTACCATCAACAACAGGTCAGCAAGTAGGAGGTTGGTTTAAGATTTGTAATAAATCTACTGCCTTTACTATTGCGGTATGTTTTCCTACAAACGCAACTACAATTTTTACTATTCCTGTTTCTCCTACTGGTGGTGCTGGGTCTGTTGCGAAGTTTGCGATTGATAATGCTGGAACTGCCTATTTCCGTGCTGGTTAATTTCTTTCTATATAATAGTATGTTAAGTGAAGTATTTTGGGTTGCTTTTATTGGAACGACAACAGGTTGCTTAATTAAATTAGCAAGTATGGGGTATAAATCAAAGTGTAAGGAAGTTAGTTGTTGTTGTATAAAAATCGTTCGTGATATTGAAGCAGAAGAAAAGGAAACAGAGTTTTTAGCAACACATAAACCTGAAATTAGTAATAAAGATGAAAATAATTCCTCCTCTAATATATAATGCCGAGTATAATAGATAATCCTGAATTGTATGAAAAGGCAAAGCGAATTGTGTATCAAGAATATCCAAAACACTCTGCTTATCGTAGCGGTCAATTAGTCAAGCGATATAAAGAGATGGGTGGAACTTATAGTGGTAAAAAAGATAGTAGTGGATTAACAAGTTGGTTCAAAGAAAACTGGAAAGATATTGGTGGTTTAGAGTATCCTGTTTATAGACCTACAAAGCGAGTAAATAAAAATACTCCTTTAACTCCTGATGAGATTGACCCTGAAAATCTATTACAACAAATACTTTTAAAACAACAATACAAAGGTGATAAAAACCTACCTGCTTTTCAAGGTAAGGGTGTTCCTCTTGCTTTTGGTGAATATAAAATTGACCCATACGCTTACAAACAGGCAAAAAAGTTAGGTATAAAAATTGAACCAAGTAAAAAGAAGTTCAAAAAGATTGATATTTATGATTATAACAACCAGTATATTATGAGTATTGGTGATACAAGATATAATGATTATAGAAGTTATATCAAAGAAAGAGGACAGGAATATGCTGATACAAGAAGGCGGTTGTATAAAATTAGACACGAGCGAAATAGACACAAATTAGGAACTCCTGCTTATTATGCCGACCAATTGTTATGGTAGTGGAAATTATTATATATATTGTAATATATATACAATATGACGAATTGGACTGATTTTGTGAAATCCTTTGCGAAGGCAAATAATACTACTTATGGTTGTGCTTTAAGCGACCCTGCTTGTTCTGCTGGATATAGAAAAAAGTATGGTGTTAAAAAACCTCTTGGTAAAAACAAGGAAAAAGAACTTATGGGTATGGAGGATATTGATGCGAAACCTTCTAAAAAATCCGTAGAGTTTAAAGCAAAAAAAACCGCTATGAAAGCAAAATTAAATAAATCACAAGTTCAAAAGCAATTGTTAGAAACAACAGGTATGATGGCGGAAGATATTAACCAGTTTGTTCCAGTTCAAGATTTAGCAGGTAATTTTGTTCCACAAGAACAACTACAACAAATAAAAAAAAAGCGTGGTCGTCCATCAAAAAAACAAGCAGAGGAAAATATTACTATGGAGGTTAAAGAGATTAAGAAGCGTGGTCGTCCAAAGAAATACGATACGGCAGAAGAAGCAAGAAAAGCGAAGATTGCTAATACTATTGCTGGTGCGAAAAGGCGTAAGGAAGCAAAAGCACAAGGTAAGGGGTTATTTAGTAGTTTCAACAAAGCAGTTAAATCTGTTTCTAATACTGCTACGAGTGTTGTTAAAAAAGTCAAAGATACTGCTACTGCTGTTGTTTATGGTCGTCAAGATTATCCACCAAAAGTCCGTAAAATAATATCTCAATATGGGGGTAAAAATATTACTGGTATTACTATTGGTAGAACACCTTTGGGAACACCTCTTATGACTGCCCTACAAGTTGCGAGTGGTAATACATTCTCACAAAAATTAGAAAATACACCTTACGATAAACTTTTTCACTTGTTTATTTGTATTGATTTTCCTGATGGAAAAATTACTCTTGAAAAGAATGAAGTTATTAACGCTGATATTGGTTGTAAATTACCAAAGGAAACTGAAACTAAAAATATTACCAGTAGTGATATTCCACCTGCTTTAACACTAAACGATGCGTTGGAAAGAACAAGAGAACGAATGGGAGGTAATTATTTTACTTATTCTGCGAAAGATAATAATTGTCAGGACTTCATCGTTGCTTTTTTAACTGCTAATAATATTGGTAATGAAACTGATAAATCTTGGGTGAAACAGGAAACAAAGGTTCTTTTTGATGGTGGAAATAATAGATTAAGGAAGATTGCTAATACTTTAACAGATTTAGGAGCGAGAGTTGATGTATTACGACAAGGTGCTGGTATTAAAAAGAAGAGGAAGGGTGGTATGATTGATGAAGAGAATGACCCTTTATTCCAAAATCCTATACCTATTGTTGCTAATCC